GGCTGCTGACACACCCAAGTTTTGCAAGTTGCCCAAAGGTTGAAGTTGGTTTGCTCGACTGGTTTGGTAACGGTTAAAAGCGTTGTTGTACTCTTGCGAAGCAGAGCCTTGAGCGTAGTCTTGCAAGCCTTTCATGGTTTGACCTGAGATTAAGCCACCTCGGCCAGCCGCAGTATGCTTTAACTGCTTCATACCTTCGTTTAACCGAAAGGAATAGCCAGGGTCAGCCGTGTAATCGGCCATGCTAAAGTCTTTGCCATATTTGCCGTAGTCAGCCGCACCCGTATTTTTACTAAGTCCAAGTAAGTCCATCAACCGGTTTTGACCTGTAATTCCAGCGCTATAGAACGGAGCGTTTAACTCTGTCTGTTGTTTATTTATGCTAGATTGCAAGTCAATTGCACGCTGTGCAGCATCCGATTGCATACTTGCCGCCTGCCTTTGGCCGGCGTTTTGTATTAACCCACCAACCAAACCAGCACCAGTTTGCAAGGCCGTAGGCGAAAGATACCAAGGCGTAGATGCAGCAGCACCTGCGCCAGCGCCAGCAGCAGTTGCGCCCAACGTGTCCAAATAAGCACCTGCACCAGAACCTGCACCAGCGGCAGCACTTGTGCCATATCCAGCAGTACCGGCCAACGATTCAAGCGCGGCGGGAGTTAAAGCAGCACCAGTAGCTAACGCAGCATCAGCAGCACCTGCATAACCTGCTGGAGCAGCAACTCCTATACCAGCGCCAGCGCCACCTGCACCAAAACCTTCAGCAATTCCAGCGGCCCCAGCAGCAGCTTCACCGCCCATCAAATAAGGAAGGGCGTAATTTGCGCCTAACGCCACCGCCGCTAGTGGGGCTACCGTCTTAGCTATATTGCCAATATTAGAAAAAGTATCCGAAAGAAATCCCTTGCTTTGAATACTAGGATCGCCCCAATAACCCTGTCTATATGTACCAGACATTGGGTTGTAACCCCCTGGCACCCAATACGCACCTGGTATGTTTGGTTTATTGGCTTTAGTTGCAGCCTCTGTAGCTGCAAATTTTGCATTTTCGTCTATTTGGTAACTACCTTGTGCACCACCTTGCCCACCCCTTCCAGGTACAAATTTTGCAAAAGGTGTTGATGCGGTAATTGGTGCGTCAAAAAAATTGGGACCTGGCATATTTATCTCCTTAAAACGTTATTGAGTACACATTGCATGATATTTACTCCAATAACAGGCAGTTGTTAGCCGCCGCTTGCATAATAATCCAATTGGTGCCGTCTGACACCATTGTCGCCCAATTTCCCACCACGCCCAAGAGGATAGCAGTGCCTGCGCTGGTGCTGTCAATTGGCACAACATTGCTGGATGCCGAAACAAGCGTCTGGGATTGCATATTCTTGAACGACAATTGTCGGCCAGACCAACTTGATGCCGCAGGCAAAGTTACCGTACAGGTCGAGCCAGTTTTGTTGTTGATGTACCAAATTTCTCCATTGGCGACCGTGAAGTTTGCTGTCTTGGTAACGGGCGCAGCAACGCCTTGGTAATCGGTATTTGCTACCGCAGCAGAGATAGCTGTGCCATCGCCTTTGAGAACGCCAGTGATGCTGGTTGTCAAGGTAATTGCCGGTGTGCTAGTGGCCGTAGCCACAGTACCGGCAAAACCGTTAGCTGAGACAACTGATACGCTGGTTACCGTTCCGCTAGTAGCTGGGTTGGCCCAAGTAGGTGCGCCACTGGTCGTGGCCGTCAACACCTGTCCTGTAGTTCCAGCCGCTGTGGACACTGGAGCAGCACCAGCCCCGCCGCCATAGACAACGCCGTACTGGGTCAATAAAGCAGAAGACGCCCAAGTTGATGCGCTTGAGAAATAAACGATGCCACCGCTGGTTCCCGCTACTGTCAAAGCCGGTGTAGTGGTAGGAGTTGCAACAGTAATCAAGCCGCCAGTAAAGCCAACGCTAGTTACATAAGACAAACTAGGAATGTCAGTGCTAACCAAAGCACGGAATGTTGGCGCGGTAGCGGCTCCGGTTGTTGGCCCTGCTAAAACGTAAGTTGCGGTCTTTGTGCCGTAAGGATTTAAAGTGTCTCCATAGGCAGCAGCCAAGCTAATTGCAGGGGTTGTGCCACCACTTGAAACTACAGGGCTTGTACCGGTAACAGAAGTGACCGTGCCACCTGATCCTGTGGCCGATAAAGTGCCTGCTACAAAGCTAACACCAGAGCCAATAGTTACATTGCTAAAACCGCCTGACCCATCCCCATAAAGAATAGATGACCCGCTTGTCAAAGTTGACCAAGTAGGCGTTGCGCCAATTCCAGCCGATGTTAAAACTTGCCCTGCTGTACCTTGGCTGCCGTCAAAACTTGTTGTTCCAGTTACGCTTAAATCTACAAAACTACCATTTTTAGGCGTTGTTGCCCCAATGGTCATATTGTCAATTGTTCCTACATTAGTAGGCGCAACTTCAATCGAACCTGTACCACTAGGTTTTATATGTACATGACCAGTGCCAGTAGGACTAATATCTATTTGTGCGTTCGTACCGTTTAAATTAGTAGAAACATTGATAGACATATTATCGCCACCGCCAGCACCAACACTCATCTGGGTTGTGCCTGACGCATTTTTAAGCGATAAGCCAGCCGAATTTGATGCTTGAACTATGGGCGTAGTAACGCTAGTAGAAGCCGCAAATGTTGTAAAGCCTGTAGCCGCACCGGTGTCATCAATAGTGGTGACGGAGTTTTGTATCAGCTTGCCCGTAGTGCCATCAAACCGAGCAATGGCGTTGTCTGTGGAGGAAGCTGGGCCTGTTACGTCACCACCGGCATTTGTTGTCCATGTAGGCACTCCAGCGCCATTGCTAGTCAAAATTTGCCCTGCTGTACCAGCAGCAGTAAAACCGTAGGCCGTGCCGGTTCCATAAGGAACAGCGCCAGCAGTAGGGACAGACGTGCCGTTTGTTCCACCGTTGGCAATAGGCAAAACACCAGTGAACGTAATATTAGGTGTAGTTCCACCAGTGGACGCAATGTTTCCACTACCCGTTACAGCCGTGACTGTGCCAACATAGGCGTCATTGGACGTAATTGTAAAATTAGGATAAGTACCGCTAATTGTTGTTGTGCCTGCGCCTGTAAGCGCCACGATCCTATCTGGCAAAGTATTTGTAATTGAAATTGCGCCAATTCCATTGGATATTGAAATACCAGCACCAGGAAACAACGTGTTCAATGAATAGCCATTCCCGTTGCCAATCAACAACTGTCCGTTAGTCGGGATGGTGCCAAGCCCTGTACCGCCATTAACAACTGCAACAATGCCAGTGCCAGTGCCAGCAATTGAATAAAGATTGTTAAACCAAACAAACCATTCCCGCGAAACCGTGTTTGTATTCGCGTCTATTAAAGGGACGCGAGGAGCAGGGATTTGCGTTATGTTTGCGGCCATTACGAACTTGTCGGCGAGATCAACAATTCAGCACCCATGATGGCAATCTTTACAGGATCAGTGCCAGACACTTCATAAACACGGTCACGAATCTTCTGGGTCATGCCCAGCCGCCGCCAAATTGTGCGGTAGCCGTACTGGCCGATAGCACCCATCTCCCGCCAATGTTCATTGGACCAAGTGTGACCGCCATCGTCGGACCAGCGCAGCATGGCTTGGGGTTCATACCCAGGTGCGGCAGGATAAGCTATAGTTACTAAGTTGTATCCGCTAATGTCGGTGTCTGACAACTCGTATTGTCCAAGCGGCTCAAAACCGTCCCCTGACTCAGTAGTCAGAGTAACGCCTGATTGAGTAACTAAATACGTCTGCACATACTCAGCCACAATATCTAAACCTGATTCAGTATCAATATTTTCACTGTCATATGCGGGATACAAATTTAGCCCCACACCAGTTTCACAGTCAAGTTGCAAACTGTGCTGAGAAGTGCGTTTGAGATTATTTTGGCCGCTTGGCAAAGCACGCCATGAGCGCAGCCACTTTTGAACACCGCCGTTATCGGCGTAAACGTCCAAATTAAACTTGTAAATGTTAGCGTTCTCAAAGTCGCCAACAACAATGTTGCCACCAAAGTTGCACTGGCAATTGCTTCGGTGGCGAGTGAACTCACCATTGTCAAACCCAGCGCGTTCATGCCAGGCTTGGGTTGCTACATCGTAGACCCAAGTGGCGTTGGCGCTGGGAAAAGTAAGCACATAGAAGGCATGACCTTCTTGCTGGTATGTATAGGCTAGAGCGTCAGCCAAGTTACCGTACTGGGCAATGGCGTATTCAATGGCATGGGTAGAAACCCTTTGTCCGGTGTAACCGTTGGCTTTGTAGACAATACCTTGACCACGGGCGTCTGTGCCAAGCCAGAACAAGGTGTTATCCAGCTTTGCGACTGAAAAAGCAGCTACACAGCCAATCTCATTAAAAGCACCTTGAATGGGCGTTAACGGAAAGTTGGCAAGCCCAGCGTTGTACCAAACTTCAGTTGAGTCGGTGCCAAACACCCACAGTTGCCGGTGGTCGCAATTGATTGCAACTACGCCATCGGGCGAGCCATCGGCGCTAGAGAAAAATAAAGGGTCAAATACCAGTGGGTAAATGTAGTCGCCGTTTGCAGGGTTGACAGTGTCAACTGACCACAGCCGTTGACTGTTTGGCTCGTTGAAGATGAACTGGGTGTCCAGATAGCCAACGGTCACAGCACCAGGGAAATTAACGTCTGTGATCTGGTCAAACTCGCCCGTAGGCTCGTAGTAGGTGTAGCTTGGGCCGTTACAGGCAAAGAACAGCACCGCACCATTGTCAGCAATAGACACAGGGCCGGTGCCAGATACATCGCCTATCTTGACAGGTGTAGAAGTCAATCCCGTGAGTTTATAGACCTCAGTACCCGAAACAACATAGAAATCTTCGCCGTTGGTCTGGTGCGCCCATAACGCTCTGATTGGTCCGGTGCCAACAGTCTGCAAAAACTCCAGACCTGGGGTGCGGTTTAAGAACCCCGCAGTCTTACCGCCATCTGGCGTGGCCTCTGGAAACATATTGACCATGCGGTTATCCGCAGCGTTGATGCTACGGGCAACATACGATGCGCCAAGGATTGGTGTTTGCATTACGCTATAATTCCCGAGTTAACATTAACAGCAGAAAAAAGAATTTGCATATGGAGTCCCACTTTACCGCTGATGAACTTCGTGAACTTTTGTCTTACGACAAAACAACAGGGATTTTTACTTGGAAAATTCGTTCCGCTAAAGCGGTTCACATCGGCGACATTGCAGGTAAC